TATCGTCTCTATTGTTTCTGCCGGATTAAATCTTTCCCGCGCAAGAAGCACAGCGCCAGACCCGAAAAAAGGCTCGATGTAATGTTTTGGATTCCCAAGTGCTTTCCAAATTAGAGAGGCCATTCTTAATTTTCCTCCAAAATATGGGAACGGTGCTTTTAATTTAGCCATAAAATCCCTCCTCGTTGATATACAAGCCATCATCTTAATAATCCGGATCTCCGACCGCCGCAAAAGCAATTCCAGCCCGTTGAAATTCACCGTGACCGGCCCGGAAGGATCAAGACGCGCAACGTCATTTTTTTTGCTTCTTTTTCACCAAATTCTTCAGTGGTCTGTCCGGCTTTCGTGATGGCGGCCGTAATTTTTGAAGAGTCAAAATCATCCACCCGACCATTTCTTTTTTTAATATGATTGAACATATTTTTCCTCTAAAATTAATTCGATTCCCATCCACATACGCTCCTTGCCGCTGCGATACTGATTAAATCCCTTGGCGATTAAAAGCTGCGTGAATTTTTTCCGTCCTATCGGATATTTTTCTCCATTAGCATTACACCAAGATATATATGCGGCCCATAATTCAGAATTTTTAACATAAGCGGTTTCTTGTAGAATTATCATGTCTTGCATGAAGTCGGCTAGCGGATCCATTTTCTGTTTATATTCATTTGTAGCCTGTTTCACGACGTCCGGCGGCCTTAAGCCTTCTTTTTGCCAGGCAAGACACCCCTGCACCAGCCAAGACAGGACGGCGGGTCCTGTTTTTTTTATATTGCACAAAATATTTTTAAGGTGTATATCTCTTTTCTGTTCAGATATTTGTTGATCAAAAGGAATTTGCAGGATACGCCGCCAGATCGCCCCATCGATCCCGGTGATTCGCGGTTGATTATTTGCCGCCAACCATAATTTTAGCTGCGGCACAAATTCAAAAAATTCTTTATGTAGAAACCGGGCTGCAATAACATCACCACCGGTGAGTTGATTAACCAGACCCTCCGCCAGTTTTTTACCCTCCTCAACTTCAATGCCGATTACCAGTCTTTTTCCCACCAGCCTGGCTATGTCGTTTTTTGCTCCACCAGTCTGGCTCTTTTGCAAAAAAGCCTCAAAATCAGCGAAGGCTGCGTAGTCTCCCAGGGCAGCTGCGATAGCCCGTAAAAAAGTGGATTTGCCTGTAGCCGGTGGGCCATACATAAACGCCATTTTTTCTTCGCTTATATCGCCCGTAATGCTGTATCCGGAAAAGCGCTGCACAAAGGACCGCACATCTGCATCAGGTATTGTCTGTTCTAAAAATCGTTCCCATTTTTCATCTCTCGCTTCAGAATTATATATAACAGGAGTTATTTTTGTTATCAGGTCTTTCGGATCATGCTTTTTAAGTTTTCCAGTTCTTAGGTCCAGAGTTCCATTTTGACAGTTCAATAAAAATAAATCAGTGTTAAATTGATTTAGTAAAACAGGTATTCCCGGCTCGCTTTCAGCCAAGCTCATCATGGCTTTTATGCGATTATCGCTTTCTGATTTCAAGGCATGATTAACGAGTGCTTTCCACGCATCGTCATCATGTAAGCCGGCGGCCTCTTTATACAGCAGCTTTACCATCTTTTTCGCCAGGCATTTTATTTTCCCGGTATTATCCTGCATCCAGCGGTCGCCGTTCCATACATACCAGCCTTTTTCTTCATGACTGTAACGGATATTTTCACCACAAAAATGGGCTAGCCGAAAGGCGTTTCCCATATCAGTAAAGTGGGGCCTATCAGCGAAGTTGATATTTTCATCGTCCGTTGGTTTCGCCGTTCCCGGCATCCAGACCGGCGCCTTCTCGACCAGCGCCATGAGGGTAGAAACGGCAACCAGTGGATCGTTATGCCGGGCTATAAAATCACTCACGTCACCGCCTTTCGGCAGGCCGGGCAGTTCCACCACCTTAATGCTCTTCGCCACACCGTAAAGCGCCGTGGCCACCTGAACAGCGTGTTTTTGGCCTGGCTCATCGTTATCCGGGATAACTATAATATTTTTACCGCGCAGGGCCTCGGTATAGAATTTGCGCCATTTGCCCGCACCCATAGGACAAGTGGTCGCCACAACACCAATGTCCTGGAGGGCAGATAGATTATCAACATCTTTCTCGCCCTCAACCACGATTACCTGATCGGCGGCCAGCACCTGGGGAAGGTGATATAAAACGGGCGTAATTCCCTGGAGGTTCCAGATATGTCCGCCATGTCCGTTCGGGCGACGTTGCCGAAAATCTTTGGGTGAGAACCGACATACTTGAAACAGCAGACTTCCGTCGGCGGCATGGTAGTCATATACCGTTGTTATTTTGGCTTTTTGTGTTGGCTGATTGCTTCCGGACCGTTTGCCCTTCTGTTTGCCGGGAATTGTCTGGGTCCCCCTTACGCCCGCAATAATGCCAAGCTCAATAATGGCGGTTTTGAAATCGCAACCATGTTTTTTTTTATAAAAACTTATGACATCACCTTTAGCCCCGCATCCTGGACAGTTGAATATGCCTGTGTGAACATCAATTCCCAAGGACGGTTTAGTGTCCTCATGAAATGGGCATAGCGCCGTGGCCCAACCTCGTCTATCGGGTTTCAATAATTGCCCAAGCTCGGTTTTGTAATATTCGAGATAATTTATGCTCTGAACAATCTCGTCTTTTGTGCTTATTGCCATTGTTCTTCCGCTCATAAAACAATTTTCCCCTTTAAAAAATGCGCACCCCACTTGACAGACAACGATGTGCAGGGGAAACTCTATGGCAGGGCTGCCAGGGAGAGAGCATCGTTGCCGTCAGGCCCGAGTCCTGACTCGGGGTGCGCACGTAAAGTTTTGTGAGGGATATTTTTCTCCCCTGCGTGTTTTCCTGGGCATGTCGTAGTTCCAGGTTATCGTCACCATGTCATCGACTGGCGGCGTTGTCAAGCGAAAATATTGGGCTTTATTTTTCATGGAGCCTCCAAAGAAAAATCGTCCATCAAAACCGTGTTATAATGAAATCAACAAAAGGAGAGGATGGGATCACACGATCTGATGGGCGAATTTTAAATTGCATAGTTCCGCTCAAAAAAATGCGCACCTCGCTCGGCAGACAACGATGTAATGGAGGACTCTATAACAGAATTGTCAGGGAGAGAGCATCGTTGCCGTCAGGCCCGAGTCCTGACTCGGGGTGCGCATGTGAAATTTTCGTGAGGGATATTTTCTGTCTCCAGTTGGTTTCCTGGGCATGCCGTATTTCCAGGTTATCGCCACCATGTCATCAACCGGCGGCGTTGTCAAGCGAAAATGTCGGGTTTTTTATGAATATGCCCGGTTCAGCCAGCCATTTCTAAATTTTTCGAACTCAGGCTTTTGAACAAGTAGCCCTCGATAAAATCCTGCGGCCTCGCTTCTGATAGCAATAATAAGCGATTCATCTGCCCGATTTATGGCTTTAAAAGTCTGATCACCAAGCAGTCCGTCTTCTTTTACAGGGCAACTACAAGCATGCAAGGCTCTTTGAGCAATCAATGTGGCTTGTTTTATCCCCATATTAATTGCCAGATCAAAAAATTTAGTAGCAATAAGACTATTATCAATTTTATCAAAATTATATTTATCCCACCATTCTCTTCTATAAAACCGCATAACATCCGCTAACGTCATAACCCGGATATCACCGGAATCAATATCTCCATCACCGTCTATATCAATATTAAGAGATCTTAATGTTACTCCATATTTTGTAGCGCCTGCATGATCTCCAGTATAACCACCTTCGTGCTTTAAAACTGTATCCATGGCTATTTCAAAATTTGTTTCCATTTTATTCTTTATGCCAAGCGAAAAATGCCGGGATGTGATGATCTTTGTAATCGAAATATCCGCCACTCATTATAAACCCCTTTTAAAAAAAGTGCGCACCCCACCAGTTTGACAATGATATAATAGGGAACGCCAAGAAGATCCCTTCGTTGCCGTTGTCGCCAAACCTATATCTGGTCAGGGTGTGCGTATTTGATATTTTTTTGGGGAACCATAATTTTGTCTTTATTATTTTCAAGCAGCCCAGCATTCTGAACGTTTTTTGGCGTGGCCATCTGCTAAAACTTAGCAGCGTCTCAGTTCTCTATCAGCCAAACCAGACAGTCCCGCAACCCGAGAAAACCGCTGCGGAAAAGCAGCTTAACCAGCATTATGATAACCGCAGCTAGCAGTATTTTTTTTATTACAGTAGATATTTTGACTTTCATGTTTGCCGTCTGTGGTTTTTCAAAAAAATCATTTGGGCCGGGGCATAGCTTTGTCTGCCAGCAATTTTTCCAGGCTAATCCCAAATACTCTGTAGTAAATCAGGGCGCTGGCCGCGCCGATAGGAGTTTTGCCCCGGGCATGCATAAACACGGACTGATGGGTTAGCCCGGTGCGACGGGCAGCCTCGCGATATGAGAGGCCGGTTAAATCAAGATATTGTCGTAGTGCTGTTTTTCCCATGCCATATATTCTATGGCATAAAAACTGTTTGTCAACTATTTTTTTACATCATAGAAGAACAAATGTACCCAGAATAAAAAAACACAACAAAAATCAAGCCTTAGAAAAAAGAGGCTAAAAATAAAAAAGTGTTAAAAAAAAACTTGACAAGCAGGAAATGAGGATATATGTTATGAGACAAAAGGCGAGAGAAAGCAACCGACCCGGCGCACCCGGGAAAACAAAAGGGAGAGAGAAATGCAATTAACAACAACGCTGAATAAAATTCAAATGTGCAATCCATGCTCTAAAGGATGGAGAAAACTGTTGAAATATCTTGGCAAAACCGTGGCAGACGATGAATCGTTGCCTTTTAGCGTTATCCTCGACAGCAATGGCTTGGATGATGCTCTCTGGTGCTGTCATACTGCACCAGAGCATAATCGGGTATGGCGACTGTATACTATATGGTGTGCACGGCAAGTGCAGTACCTGATGATAGATCAACGAAGCTTGGATGCTCTCGATGTGGCCGAGAGGTATGCTAACGGACAGGCCACTGATAAAGAGCTATCCGCCGCATGGGCCGCCGCAAAGGACGCATGGGCCGCCGCAAAGGACGCATGGGCCGTCACAAAGGACGCATGGATTGCAGAAGATACCGCACGGAAAGCCGCACTGGCCGTAAGGAACGCCGCAGGGGTCGTCGCAAGGGTCATCGCAGGGGACACCGCAGGGGTCGTCGCACAGGCCGTCGCAGAGATCGCCGCATGGGCTGCACGGAAAACCACAAGAGACACAAAGGCCGCCACATGGGTCGCAGAAGATGCCGCACGGAAAACCGTACAGGCCGCTCAAGCTGCCAAATTTAGAGAGATGGTCTCTGGCAAATAATATGATTTATGCCGTGGAAGAAAGCAACCGACCCGGCGCATCCGGGAAAACAAAAGGGAGAGAGAAATGCAATTGACAACAACGCTGAATAGAATCCAAATGTGCAGTCCATGCTCTAAAGGTTGGAGAAAACTGTTGAAACATCTTGGCAAAACCGTGGCAGATAATGAATTGTTGCCTTTTAGCGTCATCCTCGACAGCAATGGTTTGGAGGATGCTCTCTGGTGCTGTCATACTATGCCAGAGCATAATCGGGTATGGCAACTGTATGCTGTGTGGTGCGCACGGCAAGTACAGTACTTGATGACAGATCAACGAAGTTTGAATGCTCTCGATGTGGCCGAGAGGTATGCTAACGGACAGGCCACCGATAAAGAGCTATCCGCCGCATGGACCGCCGCAAAGGACGCATGGGCCGTCACAAGGGACGCCGCATGGGCCGCCGCAAAGGACGCACGGGTCGCAGAAGATACCGCATGGGTTGCAGAAGATGCCGCACGGGAAGTCGCACTGGCCGCCGTACTGGCCGCAAAGAACGCTGCAAGGGCCGTCGCACAGGCCGTTGCAAGGATCGCTGCATGGGCCGCATGGAAAACCGCAAGAGACACAGAGGCCACCACATGGGTCGCAGAAGATGCCGCACGGGAAAGCACACAGGCCGCTCAAGCTGCCAAATTTAGAGAGATGGTATCTGGCAGATAATATGATTTATGCCGCAGGAAAAAGCAACCGACCCGGCGCATCCGGGAAAACAAAAAGGAGAGAGAAATGCAATTGACAACAACGCTAAACAAAATTCAAATGTGCAATATAGGTTCCAGAGGATGGAAAAAACTATTAAAATATCTTGGCAAAACCATGTTAGATGATGAATCGTTGCCTTTTAGCGTCATCCTCGACAGCAATGGCTTGGAGGATGCTCTCTGGTGCTGCTATGCTGCACCAGAGTATAATCGGGTATGGCGACTGTATGCTGTGTGGTGCGCACGGCAAGGGCAATACCTGATGACAGATCAACGAAGTTTAAATGCTCTCGGTGTAGCTGAGAGATACGCTAACGGACAGGCCACCGATAAAGAACTATCCGCCGCAAAGGACGCCGCAGAGGACGCATGGGGTGCCGCAAGGGCCGCCGCAGGGGCCGCCGCAAGGGCCGTCGCAGGGATTGCCACAGGGGTCGCCACAGAGGACGCATGCATCGCAGGAGATATCGCACGGGAAGCCGCACTGGCCGAAAAGGCCGCCACACTGGCCGAAAGGGCCGCCCTAGTGGCCGCAGGGGTCGTCGCAAAGAATGTCGCAAAGAACGTCGTAGGGATCGCCACAGGAATCGCCACATGGGTCGCCGCATGGGCTGCACGGAAAACCACAAGAGACACAAAGGCCGCCACATGGGTCGCAGAAGATGCCGCACGGAAAACCATACAGGCCGCTCAAGCTGCCAAATTTAGAGAGATGGTATCTGGCAAATAATATGATTTATGCCGTGGAAGAAAGCAACCGACCCGGCGCATCCGGGAATATCCAAGCCTTACGGCCTGGACATCAACGGCCCCGATAGGGGCCAAAGGAGAAAAAATGGATAGAACAAAAGGAATCGGCGGTTCAGACGTAGCCGCTATTTGTGGCGTGTCGCCGTGGAAAACACCGCTGCAAATTTATTTAGAAAAAATCGGTGAATCGGCTGGCTCGCCCGATAATCCAGCCATGGCTTACGGGCGCATGGTTGAACCTGTTATACTGCAATGGTATGAGCAATATACGGGTCAGACAGTCGCTGTGCCCGGCCCATTACAGCACCCCCGATATCCCTACCTGATCGCCCACCTGGATGGTCTGACCCCGGACAGAGTAATTGAGATCAAGACGGCACGGTCATCCGTTGACTGGGGGAACCCCGGCACCGATCAGATCCCGGTTTATTATCAGACTCAGGTACAATTTTATATGATGATGGCCGGTCGGACCATCACCGATCTTCCTGTTTCATTTCACGGCACCGTGCCGGAAATTTATACAATTAGAGAGGACGTAGAAATCCAGAAAATGTTGTTGGAGACGTGTATAAAATTTTGGGAATTAGTGCAAAAACGTTACGCGCCTGCAGCAGTTAATGTGGCGGATATTACTGCTCTGTATGGCAGAAAGTCCATGGCCGCGCAGGTCTTGGCATCAGCCGAGGTTGAGGCGGCAGTCCGGGCATATATCGATTCGCAGAGACGGGCTAAATCTCTCGAGGTAGAGCAAGAAGCATTTAAGTTCCAAATTTTACAAGCTCTGGGCGAAGCGGATACGCTCATTGGATTGGACGGCGCTCCACTGTGTACTTGGAAAAAAAGCAAGGATTCTACTAGATTAGACGAGAAGCGATTCCAGACAGAGCAACCGGAGTTATTCCGGCAATACTTAGTAAATAAACCAGGCTCTAGAAGGCTTTTAATCAAAGCAACTAAGTCTGGAGATGTGCATAAAATTTTGGGAGTCAGTGCAAAAACGCCACGCGCCTGCAGCGGTTAATGTGGCGGATATTACTGCTCTGTATAGCAAAATTACTTGGACGCTACATGCTATCCAGGTAGGGTTTTAGTCAATAAACCTATCGCAGGGAGTCGGCTTCAGCCGACTTACTTGCAAGCTATCGGCTTATAGCCGATTAGTAATTGACATATCGGTTCGCAGAGACGGGCTAAATCTCTTAAGTTTGAAAACGTGCATAAAATTTTGGGAGACGTGCATAAAATTTTGGGAGACGTGCATAAAATTTTGGGAGACGTGCATAAAATTTTGGTAGACAAACCAAGTTATAGAAGATTTTTAATCAAAACAACTAAGTGAGGAGTTCAAAATGAACAAAATTATGAATCCCTACGGGAATGGCCAAAGTCAAGAAAACAACGCAATTAGTATTGAAACCTCCCGGGCAGTGGCCGAAGTCCAGGCGGGTATCATTTTGGCAAAACGATTCGGCCGAATGCCGCAACTGTGCGTTGATCGCATCTTAAGGGAATGCCAGCGGCCAGGGCTGGCCGAAAAAGCGCTTTACTCTTATAACCGTGGCGGTACAGATATCTCCGGTCCTTCAATTCGGCTGGCCGAAGTTATGGCCCGGAATTGGGGAAACATAGACTATGGCATCAAAGAAATCGCGCAAAACCAAGGCGAATCCGAAATGATGGCATATGCTTGGGATTTAGAAACCAATGTGCGCCAGGTTAAAATTTTTGTAGTCAAGCATGTTCGGTACACGAAGCGAGGAAATTACGCGCTGGAAGACGGCCGCGACATCTACGAGGCAACGGCTAATCAGGGCAGCCGGCGTCTGCGGGCGTGTATTCTAGGCATCATACCGGGCGATGTGATCGATGTCGCCGTTAGTCAATGTGAGGAGACTCTGAAGGCCAGCACCGATGTGTCCCCTGTGGCTATCAAAAAAATGATCGACGCATTTAACGCTCTTGGCGTTAAGAAGGAAATGATTGAAAGGCGCATTCAGCGCCGCATTGATACAATTACCCTATCCCAGATCGTCAGTTTGCGAAAAATTTATACTTCGCTGCAGGATAATATGAGTGTCCTGAGCGACTGGTTCGAAATCGTCCGTGCCAAACCGGGCGAGTCTATATCCGGCATTGATGCTCTCAGGAGCGCGCTGAAAAAAAAGACCGAGCCTGAACTTAAGCCCAAACCTAGCGCAGAGCTTGAACTTAAGCCCGAACCTAGCGCAGAGCCTGAACTTAAGCCCAAATCTAGCGCAGACAGCCCTGCGCCCGGCGCACAAACAAGCGACGGTTTAGAGATCGGGACAAACGCAGGAAAAAAAATTCCCCAAAAGGAAGAGTGGAACCCGTACAATGAAGATCTGCAACATCGCTATAGTGTGGACAAGGCCGCGATTATCAAAAATGAGTGTGAAAAAAGAAAAATTAACATCACGAGTCTGGCGCTACGAGATGCACACCAACTTTTGCGGGATGTCGCTGCCTCAGCTACAAGCCTGCTTGACATCGATAAGGGACCGTTTCCTTTCGGCCAGCCCGATCCCAAGCCTGAAACCGACGATCCCAAGCCTAAAATCGGCTATCCCAAACCTGAAACCGACGATCCCAAGCATGAAACCGATCTGAAGAACTCATACGACAGACTGGTCGTGACGGCGACAAGAGAGGCTAAAGCATATGCGAGCGAAAAGCTAAGGCTCGAAAAAACTGTCAGCGGGCACAGGCCACCGGCAAAAAACCAGATCGAGAAATGGGTAAAGCTTGTAAGTGAATATGAAGCTCAATCTAATCCCGAGACAAAAAATGAGCCGTTTTGGAGCGTGCCGAAGTCAATTGCCATTAAAAAAATTCAAGAGACGAGACAATCATGAGGCAAGAAAGACACACAGTAAAATTCAGAGACGAACTTTCCGGGACCACTTGAATAATCATGACCTTAGTAATTCTTTATTTTGGCGGTTACATTGGAAAAGCAGATTAACAGACTCATAAAAAGCGAGGGGATTAAATGGCACGCGGACTCAACAAGGTAATGCTGATCGGACGTTTGGGAAAGGACCCGGATATGCGGTTCTCCCAGAGCGGCATGGCGGTGGCCAGTTTTACGATCGCCACCAACGAGGGATGGATGGACAAAGCCACCAATGAGAAGAAAGAGCGCACCGAATGGCATCGGATCGTGGCTTTCGGCAAGTTGGGGAAAATCTGCGGGGAATACCTGGCCAAAGGCAAGCAGGTGTACGTTGAAGGCAAGCTTCAAACCCGGTCCTGGGAACAGAACGGCGTGACCAAGTATACCACGGAAATTGTGGCCAGCGACATGCAGATGCTGGATTCAAAGGGAGCCGGCACATCAAATGAATTCGGCTATTCCAGCCGGAAAGTATCCGGTGCAGCCCAGGGGGTGCAGAGTGCGGCTCAGCCCTCCGTCCAGCCGTCCAGCCAGCCGTCTTCCGGTTATTCCAGCGGGTCATCCTCCGAGAATCAGACCCCGCCGCCTAAAAATTTTGACGATGATATTCCATTTTAGCATTAAATTTTTTTCACCACCACAGAGGCCACAGAGTTCACAGAGAAAATTTTTTTCCGTGTGGTAAATAAAGATCAAAATAAAGTAAAACTTTACTAGTGAAAAATAACAATTTATCAAATTAATTCAACCTATTATTTAAGAATACTTTTTACGAGACCATTATAATATAGCTGCTGCGTTAATCTATTAAGGGAAGAGGGAAAGGCCATGAATGTTTTGGAAATTGTCAAAGAATATCTTATCCAGAACGGATATGACGGCTTATATAACACGGCAGGTGAGTGCGCGTGTCTGATTGAGGATTTAGCGCCCTGTTCAGAGTCTTGTTCGGATTGTGAGCTTGACTATAAGGGTCCCTATCTGTCGTGTGAAGCGCTCCTTTGATAATCGACGGCGTTTCAATGAATTCACAAAAAAATTGTATCTTTTAGCAGAGGAAATTATGGCAAGCTCGTTGAAAGGCGACACTAATCCCCGGTAGCCCATTGTCTATAACCGATAGACCGCGCCATAGGATGCTCCGTGTCCCCGGCAGCGACATCCACCCAGTTTTCGATCAAGTTGCTTGCGGCCGGTAGCGGGTAACCCGACACATAACCAGCGATATCGACGGCGTCTTTTAACAGCTTCTCAAAATCATCGTCGTCGCCTTCGACTATTTCCCGGAGATCCTTAGCAATCCTGTTTGTTGTATCCGATACGCTGCCGACCGGAGAATATTGAGCGTCGCCCCATCCGGAATCGTTCTTTAGAAACAGAATGTTATACAGCGTCTCTGCGATGTCTCTGACAAGAAAAAGCCCATTTGTAGGCCCGAGAACAACAGATCGGAACATTCGTTTCCAGAAAAGAGTAAAATCGTCATCGTCATCATCGAATACCAGCGGAAGGGAGGCTATTGCCTCGAACATTGCCGGGACAATCACCCAGAAGAGAAACAATCTTTTTGCGGAATTACCAGGGTTGGCAGGCATATTTCTGATGGCGGCGGATATCTCCCGATAATAACTGGCCGGGGCAGTGAAGAACATGGTCATCAGCTTTGAAAAGTCGCCTCCCTGTTGGACAAGGCCCAGGTCCATAATTTCTCCAGACTGTTGGGTATCTCTTGCGACCTCCTCAAATTTAATAATCGCCCGTTTTTTCGCTTCAGGCTCACCCAGGCCGTTTTTAAGACCGGCTTCAAGGTGATACTTATAGACGGCCCACCCTCCGGCATAAATGGCCTGCATGTCGCCCAGGCGTGCCAGAAACATCAGTTTCGTTGGCCAGTTGTGTTGCTGCCCGATTGTCTGCCCAAGGGTCTTCCTGCTGGCAATGGCCACGTCCCGGGTATGGCCTTTTTCATATCTCATTTTAACGAACTGAGATTTTCCGAGAATCCGCATTTTTTCCAAAGGGCTGCCGGTTGTCGGATTCAGGAAGTCGGCAAACCCGGCGATAAAATCGTTCGTCGGGATATCCGCCGCCATTGCCGGGATGGAAGTAAGCTGTTTGATGTAAATAACAGGGTTCGCGCCAATGACGGCCGAGCTGAACCGGCCCCGCCAGGAATCGAGATTTAAAACATCAAACACACCCTTGAGCTTACGGCGACCGGCAGTAAATTTCTTTATAAACTCGTCTATGGCGAAGTTCATGTTGGTTCCGTGGATCCGCTCAATATATCCCTTGGTGGTCGGGTTGCCGAAAACACTCTGCATCATCTGTATCGGAATCGACCAAGCCGCGAAATGGTTCATATCATATATATGATCCACCCACACTTTTAGCAGGTTGGTTTCCCGAATGGACTTGGTTGAGTGCGTCAGCGTGTGAAGCGCTCCTTTGATAATCGACGGCGTTTCCTGGTACTGCTGAAGCAAATTAACATCCCTCTCTTTACGAAAAATTTGTCGCTGAATCGGGGTATATGCTCGACCGTGATCAAGGACGGCGCCAAACCGCTGTTTGTAAACAGGCGAAACGGTCTGGTAGATGTGCTCTCCCAGGGTCTCTGACAGCCACCTGGATAACTCAATCACCGCGGGATCAATCGTTTTCTTAATCTGCCCGAAAAAAGCTGCGTCTGCACCCATTTTCTGGAACGTCGTATTGACCATTGCCATACCATCTTCGGCGAGAGCGTCGCCCCGTTGTTTTACTGCCCACCAATATGCCGCCGTCATCGGGGTCAATTTGATTTGTTCGTTCTTTCCATTTTCATACGTTAGTATATACAGATCCTCTTTATTTGATTGGTTATCAACCCATCTCTTGACTTTGTGCCCCGTTCCGCCGATCAAATCCTTCACTTTTTTCGTTATCATAGCAATCGCCGCACCGTTGAGCGCGTTTTCTTCGTTTGTTGCGTAATGAGCTGCCCCACCGATAATCTCAACCGCGTCGGACTTCAGCGTACCCTTCCCGGACTTTCTGGCCAGTTTGTCCATCAAGAACCGCCAGCTTTGATGTATGGTATCGAATTGAGATAGTTTGTCGGCGATCCGGTTCCACGCTTTTTGTTGGTCACGGATTCTCTGGTTTCTTTGACCAATGGTTTCCGGCTTCGGGGCTTTTTCGCCAGTAATCTCACGGTCAAGGCGTCCCCGGATTTCCTCCATTTTTTGTTTCCGTATGGCCTCACTTACCTGCCATTTTGTCCGGCCTTCAGCGATTATCCTCTGTAACTCTTCATAAGCATTGACAAGCTGCGCTTCGGACATTTCCTTTATGCCACCGAAGGTATTTATCAGAGCAATCTTCTGGTCAATGTCTTCGATATCTGAAAACCACTTGTTTGTAGCAATCTTGTTGTCCGAATCAGGAACGTTTTCCTCTAGCGTCTCCCGCTGTTTTGATAAGGCGTTGATATGAAACTCAGCCGCCGGCATTGTATTTATCGGGGTTTTACCAAAAACGGTTTTGTTTAGTTTTTCAAGCTGGGAGAGGACGTTCTTTTTTACCTTTCCGCCTTTGGCCGTGCGCGGTTTGCGACGCAGTTTATGGATGTCTCGGCGGAGTTCTTTTTTAACCTCTTCGGAGAGAAACTTTTGCGCTTGAACGATAACCTGGTCAAAATATTTTTGCCGCGTCTTTTTGGTTTTTGCCGTGACTATTTTCGGCATACCGGCCAGCGCTTTCGCTCTGACGCCGGGGGGCAACTTCATAAGGAAAGCCTTGTATTCTTTTATTTTTTGCTCTAAGTCAACGCTGTTGTCTTTCATCATAGTCTTAAGAAAAACGTAATCACTGGCCAGCTTCCGGGCCTTTGTCTCAGAGACCGTGATAGTATTTTTCTTTGTGGTTTTTTTAATGTCGGCTATAATTGCATCGACGGCCTTTCTGGTTTTCTCAGCGGCTTTTTTGTCGATTGTATCGGCTGTGCCAAGGGCATCGGCAGGGCCTACTGTTTGGAACCGGATATCATCGCTCTGGTCGTTGAACCGCTCGAGCAGGGGGATGATCTTGCCAGCCCCACTCTCACCCTTACCGGCCTCTCTCTGGAACGCCTGCCCGGTCTCAATACCCTTGGCCACCTGCCCGACCGTCGCCCCAAACAGCGCCCGCAGGCCGTCAATAAAATCCCGCACCTTTTGCACGATTCGGCCCAGGACCGTATTGCGGGTTTTCTCGCGGGCCTCCAATAAGGCGGTAAGATATTCAGCCCTTGCTTCAGCTCGGTCACCGACAGAGGCCCCACGCTCAACACCGGCCGCCTTTTCAATAACTGTCTGCTCCAGCCTATTTATCAGACCGATGTCATCCAGAAGATGGATGCCCTCATGGGCCAGCGTATATTTATCACCCAGGGAAGATAAATAAATGGTTTTGTTCTTGTATGCACCGAACGCTTTGCCGGGATCCCGGATGGACAGGGTGGCCACAAACTGTCTCTTGTTGATCAACCCCTCCACCTGTTCCACGATTACGATTCGCTTGCCGATCCGAACCCAGACCTTACCATCCGGCGACCGGCCGGAATCAAGGCCTTTAAAAAAAGACCGTATCTGTTTTGTGGTAACGCCGGAAAAATTTGAGACGCCTGCCTTTACGGTTTGAAACAGCGGCTTATCCTGATCTTCGGCTCTCACACCCGTAAACGTCTTGTTGTTGCGGACAATTTTCTTCCCGAAAGGTAAAATAATATTCTTCAGGGCAGCGTTGTTGCTCAGGGAGTAGTCGCTAATGGTGGTCACGTTCGGCAGTTCAATTGAAGCCAGGGCAGCGTTGTCGCTCAGGGAGAAGTTGCCAATGGTGGTCACATTCGGCAAGGCAATTGAAGCCAGGGCGGCGTTGTTGCGCAGGGAGTTTTTACCAATGGTTTCAACGTTCGGCAGGGTAATTGAAGTCAGGGCGGGGTTGCTGCTCAGGGAGCTGTTGCTAATAGTGGTCACATTCGGCAAGGCAATTGAAGCCAGGGCGGCGTTGTCGCGCAGGGAGTAATTGTCAATAGTGATCACGTTCGGTAAGGCAATTGAAGTCAGGGCGGCATTGTTGCACAGGGAGTAGCTGCTAATGATTTTAACGTTCGGCAGTTCAATTGAAGCCAGGGCGGCATTGTTGCACAGGGAGTAGCTGCTAATGATTTTAACGTTCGGCAGTTCAATTGAAGCCAAGGCAGCGTTGTCGCTCAGGGAGTAGTTGCCAATGGTGGTCACGTTCGGCAGTTCAATTGAAGCCAGGGCGGGGTTGTTGTTCAGGGAATCGTTACCAATGGTTTCAACGTTCGGTAAGGCAATTGAAGCCAGGGCGGCATTGTCGATCAGGGAGAGGTCGCCAATGGTGGTCACGTTCGGCAGTTCAATTAAAGCCAGGGCGGCATTGTTGCACAGGGAGTGGTTGCCAATAGTGATCACGTTCGGTAAGGCAATTGAAGTCAGGGCGGCATTGCTGCGCAGGGAGTGGTTGCCAATAGTGATCACGTTCGGTAAGGCAATTGAAGTCAGGGCGGCATTGCCGCGCAGGGAGTAGTTGCCAATGGTGGTCACATTCGGTAAGGCAATTGAAGTCAGAGAGTCGTTGTTGCTCAGGGAGTAGTTGCCAATGGTGGTCACGTTCGGTAAGGCAATTGAAGCCAAGGCGGCGTTGCCGCTCAGGGAGTAGTTGTCAATGATTTTAACGTTCGGCAGTTCAATTGAAGCCAGGGCGGGGTTGTTGCTCAGGGAGTTGTTACCAATGGTTTCAACGTTCGGTAAGGCAATTGAAGCCAGGGCGGCGTTGTCACGCAGGGAGTAGTTGCCAATGGCGGTCACGTTCGGCAGTTCAATTGAAGTCAGGGCGGCATTGCCGCTCAGGGAGTAGTTGTCAATGATTTTAACGTTCGGCAGTTCAATTGAAGCCAGGGCGGCGTTGTCACGCAGGGAGCTATTACCAATGGTTTCAACGTTCGGTAAGGCAATTGAAGTCAGGGCGGAGTTGTAACTCAGGGAGAAGGCGCCAATGGTAGTCACGTTCGGCAGGGCAATTGAAGTCAGGGCGGCGTTGTCGCACAGGGAGTAGCCGCTGATTTCAGTAAGATCGCCGGTATCGAATCTTATTATCTGCCCATTTTGCACAAAAAAAGAAAACTTTTTGTTGTCTTTTGTAGTGCACTCAATCAACCCTTTTTTGCCAAAGCGGGTCTTGCCGATAAGGCTAAAAATGCTGTTCTCGTAGTTGGCGAATAAGCCAACCCCATTTACAATCCCGTCAGCCCGCAGAACAAACCCCTCCACCACTCGTTCAATGCCCGGGTTGACAATCGTAGCCGCTCCACCACTCATAATAAAACCGTCGCCCCAATATACGCCATTCCGCTCACGGGCATAGTGATATAGGCTCCCTTGCGCGTCTTCGACTATGCCGGGGGAGAGGACGGGCGTGTCCGTGGTCGTTGCGGGTTTTTTTATCTTTACATAATCATAAATGGCGTCCTCAAGACCATCTATAATTTTGTTTAGCTTTCTATTATATGTAACATCGGGATTTTTCCCGTCCTGAAGGGTATGATTATATCTGTTGAGAATCCATAATGACCCCTTTGATTTATCGTTTTTACGCCAGATTTGCACACACATTGACGACGTACCATAAGGATCTTCCCGTTCTCTCTTTAGCCCAGACAGGGCATACGTCCCGTCATCTTTTAACCAACCCCTTTTTTCCAGATATTTTTTCCATTCCGGGGTAAGATTATCTTGTGTTAACTCTTCGGCCCTCGGCGTTACATCAGCATTATACCGGCGCAACCAGAATATAAAACGGTCACGCAACCGGCCTTCTATGTCATTGTACGTACATATTACACTGTTTCTTGAGTAATCTGACCGAAACGAAAGAACATCTTTTCGAGTTTTCGTCTCCGTCAGCCTATATCCTGCTTTTTCGGCTAACTCCTTAGCGGACAGCGTAAGTTTTTCTTTGACAGGCGCTACAATGATCATCTTCTCGGATAAAAACTCTACCTCTAACTCCATCCCCATATTTGTGATGATGTAGGGGAGATGCGACTTGACGGGCACTTTCTTTTGAAGAAAAGCAATCAATTCTTCACTGTGATCATAAGCAATCGGCATCTTACCCCGAATCACCCTGGCTGTCGTTTCGCCGAACGCTTTCTTCAGCGCCTTGAAATTGTCAATCATCGGGGCGGGAGTAGGAGCGGGGGTCCGCATAAAAAAAACATCGTCGGATGGTTGTGCCGGGTCTAACTTAATGCCGAGCACATGCTTCACCATTTCAGCAATCTGAAAATTAACAGTTTTTTCGGCAACGAGCAGTTTAGACCGCACCCCCTTCATCTGCCGGGCGCCCAGGGCAATTAGTTGGCGGATATCGTTGTTGCTGATCTTCATTTTCACGCCCAACTTCCGCAGGGCGCCCCGGATCATGCCGATCAATTTCGTAATTAGTGAGTTGTCTACTCCGGATTCTGCCAGCTTTGCCACATATTCGCGGGCCGCTTCCACCTTGCCAGCAACCGTGGACAGGTCTGAATCGTAGGTAGTGGCGATTTTCATGAACTCCGGGTCATTGAGCTTGCTCATCCAGACGCTGGTGAAAAACCGCTTGGCTTTTTCCTTGCCGAGAATCGCCTCAACACCGTAGTGCCCGAACACCTCGTGGAGGAATGCAGACTCTACATCTTCGGTCGAACGGATATTGTCTGCCACGAAATAGATGTCACCACGATCATTAACGGCGACAATCTGTCCGGATGCGTTTTTTCGCTGGATGATGTCTGTAATCCTGGGGGGAAGCTCCGCTTCTGACTGAACGAAGTGAACCTTTGGTCCAGCGGTCAGCTTGTTCAAAAGTGGCAAAACAATGGCCTTAACTTCGGCAATGGGAAAGCCGCTGCCTAGAGAAGTGGTCTTCTGGAACAACACCTTATCGGCTTTCCGTATAGCTCGCTGCCTGTCGGCATTGTCGCCGTTCTTGTAATAGTTGATGGCTAGACCGTGTTTTTTTAGTGCGGCAACAACGTCCGGCGATGTGTTTTTTGGCACAACTGCCGTGTGAAATTCGTTAAAACCGACAATCCTTTGAGCCTTCGCTTCAAAATATTCAGTCGGCGCCTCTTTTAAAGATTTTAAAAAAGCGTCAATCTTATCAAGCGCCTCTTTCGGCAACTCTTTAAAGGTTTCGTTTATACCATGGCGCCCTTCAGCTAATGCGCGACCTGCGTCATCATAATAACCAAACGACGTTGATTCAAATTTATAAAACGGTTTCAACGATTCAAGAAGATCTGACAGTTGGTTTTGTAGGTCATTTTTAATTTTGTTCATTTGTTCAGAGTTAACTAGCCGGTCCTTGTCTTTTTTGATGCTCCCGAGGCTTTTGTATTCTTTTGCATGTGACGCTCGGATGCTGCCGACGCCGTAAAAAGAAGCTTCTCCACTACGCAATGCGCCCGACCGCATTTGTTTTATAATATTATCAAGAGTATACGGTATGTACCTCCGGTTGCCTAAAGAGGTAACTCCTTTTAAAATCTTGCGCCCGGTAACGAGTGTTTTAAACTTTTCCCTTACGAAAGTACGGAAGGCGTTTTCTGTTTTATGAGACCTGAAAGCCTGGCTCAATGATTTATACGGCGATTCCGTGTTCTTGGTTATTTTGGGAGCAATACCATTATCCCGAAGCCATGCATACTTTACAGAATTTTTATTTAAAATGGCGTCTAGGCCATGGCCCTGTATGTCAGAACCATCAAGATGGCCGGACCACTTGTTTTGTGTCGACACGAATGGGTTCCAGTCCCCATCTATCCATTTATTAAAATCGGTAATGGCTTTTTCGTTAATATCATATTTGGCTGCCGGGTAGCGCGGAGAATAAATATCGGCGTCAAACACACGCACTTTACCAGACTGTAAAAAATTAGGGTGCGCGAGAAGAGAAATATCCCCAAATTTCACCATTGCTTCGTTTTTAATACTAGACACGGCGGAGGATGGCATTGCCAATCCACCAAGATCTAGCGCATGGCGCAGCTTGTCTTCGGTGATATTGTGTGTGATATAAAGAGATTTGTCTTCAGTCAGGCTGAATTTCGGGCTGTCGTCAGGTTCTTTTCTGCTGGAAGCGGCATCCTGCTGCGCTTTTGCCTGCTGGACTTTAAAAAATTGACGGGCCTCGGATGCGGACCCGAACGTCTGCCCGGCAAAAACCTCATTGCGAGTGCCACGGAAGAACAGCCTAAACGATCCATCGGCCTGCTTCTTTGCCTCGGTTCTGTCTATCTGGATGTTCGGACTTTGGACAAGCTCACTTGATTCCCATGCTGCCGGCTTTGTTTTTGCCGCAAGGTCCGGGTAGTCTTTCAGAACTTCGGCGGGGACTGATTTGGCTTCTGCAACTGGTAACAATTTGTTATCGGTTGGGGTAAGGGTGTTGGTTACGTCAGACTGTGGTGCAGCCAGTGGTTCGCTGGAGATTGTTTGGGGCGTCTCAGGAGAAGGGGTTACTGTTCCTTTTTTCTCTTTACCAGTTTCGTTCTCAAAATCGGTGACCGCCTGATCAAGAAGAAACATGCGCTGACGTTGTTTCGCCGTCAGCTTCGCCCTGGAGACGTATTTCCTTGCGAGTACGTCAATTTCTTTCCTGGAAAAAAACTCCTGCCCTACAGACTTCGTCTTTTCGTTCAGTTTTGTAAACCATCTTGGAGACGATGCACCGAAAGAATATCGATTTCCTTCTTTATCGGTCGCCACACCCCTTGTTTCGGTCGTCTGGAGGCTTGCCGACATATCGGCCAAAGTCTTCGCTTTCCCGGCCAGCCGGTTTACCGGGGCATTCTCAAATGTCCGAGGCTCCGGGAATTCTTCTGGGAACAGCCCGGCATCAATTCGGGCTTGGTTTTCCCTTGCTTTTTGGCGAATTATATCCGCGGGCTTCAGCGAGCCCAGACGATCTTCCGTCTCTTTTATCTGTTTCTTTACAGGCTTGGTCTGTTTCTGCTTTTTGAGATCCGCAAGCCTCTTCCTTAAGGAAATGACTTGTTGATCGTTGCGTTGTTTCTGTATCGTCTTCTGCTCGTCGGCCCAAGCGGTCTCTTCGGCCCCTGCTAAAGCCTGCTCTGCCAAAACGTCCTCTTTTGTCTTCGGCACATTAAAACCGGCGATCTCAGGCTTCATGCCGGAGAGAACAACCTGGTTCCGCTTTGCAGCTTCTGCCGAAAGATTAACCGGGCCAAGGGCCTCCAGGTCTGCCTCAAGCTTTTTGATAACCCGGGCCCGGAACGGAGTTTGTGTTTCCCCGGGAGCTTGTTGCTTTACGGCAGCAATTTGCTGTTTCAGGGCATAAACCTGCCGAATCCTGTTTTTCTCTGAATCCTCAGCGTCGAGAGCGGACCGGTTTACCGGGGCATTCTTAAAGTCGGGCCCGAGATTGGTTTCAGATAAAGACGGACTGGGCGTGGCGGGGGTAGGGATCACGCCAACCCGCACATTCTTTGCTTTTTCAATGGCATCCAAAAGCCCCGGGGTTCTTTCAACCTCACCGGCCAAGTCGTTGGCTACCGCCGGATTGTCATAAAGCCCTGTTTCAATATCGTTCAGTATCTCTTCTGCGATAATAGCTAAATCCCGGTCTCTCAGTCCGGTATCAGAGGGTTCTTTCCCGATAAGGCTTTCCGCCAGTTTTTTTGCCTGCTCCACTGCGGTGTTAGCCCGCTTCTCTTTGGCCTCTTTTATTCTTTCAGACGCTTTTTTATATGCGACATGACCCAACTTCGCCCCGCCGCCAGCTATAATCGCCATCGGCATGACAACCGGGTAAACCTCTTTAACGGCTTCGAGAAAATTTTCAGGTACGTCTTCTCTAAGACCAGCTTTTTTTTCAATCGGCGCTTGTTTGAGAAGTGTGACCGCTTCTGTCGCAAGCTCTGATCCACTTGCAGCCGCGCTCCGGACGCCAACATTTGCGGTCTTCCCTATCCAGTTTTTAGCCATCCGCTCGGCTATTTCTTTTCCAACTATTTTTTTGAGCGGGGCGGTAATAGCGCCAAACTCGAGAAGCTCCCCGGCTGTCTCGAGGCCGGACTCCCAGAGGGCGTGTTTATTGGCTTCTTTATTGAAGGCCGCTGCTGTTTCAAACCATTCTTTATCTGACAGAATAGGCTCACCCGCTTCTTCCCTTTTCTCATTCAGGGCATCCCGGTAGGCGCGCATGATTTGGTTTTTAGCGGCAGATGTTAGCACTCCGGCTGAAGCAACACCAGCGCCAACATAACCGCCAACCGGGTTCCCTCCGGTTGCAGCCAGCCCTGCAGCACCGCCAGCACCGCCGGACACCATGCCCAGGCCGGTGTAACCCATGTTTGACATGGCCTGTGCAACCCCAGCAGGCGTTAGTCCTAAAAACTTATCACCTGTGTTTATGCCATGCTTCTGAAGATACTCCGCCGTCATTTTATCAGACTTAGACTGAAGCCGTTCTGCCATCGTAAGGTCTTCTGCATATACCCCGGCATTTTTACTGACGCCCTTTATGGCGCCAACAGCGGATGACAGCAGACCCATGCCCGCAACAGGAACGCTTTCAATAACGGCAGCAGCAGTATCCTTTAAACCGCTTCTTGTCGCTGCTATATCTTCTTCGATTCCAGCAGCGCTGGCAAAGTTATCAAACGACATTGTTTGATACTTCGGATTCGCGTCATAAACCGCTTTGGCAAGAGCAAAAGAATCTATGTTTGGGAGGCCGCCGTTTTTCTCCCGGATATATTTTAAAAGAGCCATTAAGTCATTCTCTATTATTATTCATTAGAATTCGCGTTTTTAGCCCTGAACTTTTCCATAAACGTCATCTTTTTCTCAATTTCCCTTCTGGTCTTCAGTTTTTCGTTTCTTTCTTCTTTAGAAATAAGCGGAGGTGCATTCGGATCATCACCGACAAAAAAATTGACCTCACTGCTCCCCACACCAACCGACGAGGCTGGCAATATTGTGTATCCCCTCTTTCCAAGCAACCCGCCGTTATCCGGCTTAACGACCAACTGTTCGCCAGCCATTTTGCTTAATAAGTCTATGGTCGTCTCGTCCGGCGGCCGGCCTTTTATTCTTGCCCCAACCGAAAACTTCTTGACGCCGAGCATCTGTGCGGCAAGATCATTAAATCGTTTAATATTAACAAGGTCTACCTCCCCGCCGCCATCGCTACCGTCACCTGAACCATACGGTCCAATCTTAAACGCAGGCCCCTTGTGTTTAGAAATATTCGGGATAACGTTCCCGTTTTTATCAACATACACCTGTGAGTTGTTATGCTCCCTTATCTGTTGCCCATAACCATACGGTCCAATTTTAAACGCAGGTCCCTTGTGTTTAGAAATATCCGGGATAACGTTCCCGTCTTTATCAACATACACCTGTGAGTTGTCATACTCCCTTTCTTTATAACCTGGAATATACGGTCCAATCTTAAACGCAGGCCCCTTATGTTTAGAAATATCCGGGATAACGTTCCCGTCTTTATCAACATACACCTGTGAGTTGTCATCCCTTATCTGCTGTCCGTAGATTGCTCCTTCATACTCTCCGCCGGACAACATGCCTTGGGTTACTGGTCTTCCGTCCTTTGTGTATCCAATAATCTTTTCTTCATATTGTTTTGCTCCGAGGGCCTTTTCTCCAACCAGAATTTTTTTTAGTTCTTCTTGCCGGTCAGCCTCTTTCTTCTCTCCGTAATACCACTGGGCCATATTCGCAATATTGCCCAAACCCTGGCCGATTCCGCTTAAAAGACCTGCTTTCATAAATCACACGGCAGGAAACTCCCTGCTTTAGCTGGGAGAGAAATGCCGTCCTCCTTTCTTAAAAGATTTTTCTTGATAAAAGCATTCAATGTGCATATTATGGATACATTTCCCATTCCAATCGTCAATCTCAATCTGTCTTCAAGTGCAAACATTGCGGTTTCTCTCTTAATGCTGATCTTAATGCTGGCCGGAATATCCGGCAAAATTACTTGGACGCTATATGCTATCCAGGTAGCGGCTCAGTCAATAGCCGTATCGTAACGCACGATGATGCCAAAACCCCTTATGGGAAATTGCGGCGGAGTGCAGTTACAAGCCGCCTGCTTTAACTGACGGTAGTTGACCTGGCGCCTCCAAGTAATCCTGGTTTGGGCGCTTGGCCTGCCATGCCTTGTTTAACAAGCGGCTGTACCGACCCTTTCATGCCGGGCTGAGCCAGGATTTTGCCCTGGCCAGTGGCTTGTCGCTGAGCCCTTGCCTGTATCATCTGTTGAAAATTGGCGGCTTCTTTCGGATACGCTTTCTGGAGCGCCTTGATTGCCTCTATAAGCTGTTGGTTTGTAACCTTACCCTCTTTCCTTGCCTGCGAGATATATAGACTAATTGCAGCGGCTATCGCAACCTGAATATCCTCTTTATTCATCTGGACAGTTCCGGTTGCCTGTGCAGCCTCCGAGACCTCGGCAACGATCCTGCCGATAGCCCCAAGAACAACAATCGGCCTGACGGAATGGCCCTTGCTTTCAATGTTCGCTTCAACGGTAGCCAATACCCACAAGGCAACGTTCGCAATAGCAGAAGGGATAACATCCTCTTCTCCTTGAACGATCTGTTGTGCATCCTGTAACGCATCTGGGAGTTGTCTTTCGACGATGCCGTTCTTCTCATCGTAGATGATGGACATCGCCATCGCCGTCACTTGCTCGACCTGCTGGTCAAAATTAGCCGGCAGTTCCTGGCCGCGTGGCTGCCTCGCCGCTTGCTTTCTTTTTTTCGTTTTTCTCATTACATCGTCTCCAAATATCTGTTGCTGTAGCTTGGACTAAAAAACAACCTATTGTCTTTAAAGCCAAAGCTCATAGGCGGAGACATCGGAGCTGCTTCGAGTAGGCTCGTATTAAGCCGCTGCCGTTTCTCTTCCACCAATCTTTCAGCTTTTGCAGCCCTTTCATCTTCGGACATTCCCTGGTAAACACTGCCAAGGGCGGTCGTCCCTCCTACAAGAACAGCATATTTCCCAAATTCTGACTTAGGCATTATCTTTCCGAGTCCGCTAAGGAGGCCCGCCTGCTGCGTTGGTTGTTCGGCAACGGCCTGGGTCTTTATGGCATTACCCAATCCTTCCGCGACGTTCCCGGTTGGGTTGACTGCTGTAGTCCCCGCCTTAACCGGGGCGCTGCTTACCGCGCCGGAAACTGGTTGTTCTTGCAAAAGACCGGCCTGCGACGCTTTAAGGGGAACACCAGCCCCGCTTGCCGGCGCGCCGACGGCGGCGTTTCCTCCAGCCCCGCTTGCCTGCGCGCCGCCGCCGACGGCGTTTCCTTCAGACATGGCCATGGTGCTACTAGCTGTGACGTACCCACCGATTGCTCCGGCAATGCCGCCTGAAATTAACCCGCTTTTAAACGACTTGCCAACGTCCTGGCCTGTTATAGCTGCGCCGACCGCAGAGATAGCGCCACCCACAACAGCACCGACGATCGCCCCGACAGCTATCGAAGAGAGGTAGCCTGATACACCAACGGCCGCCGCCGAGCCAGCCAGACCTCCTCCTACTGCCGCTGCTACAGCTATAACTGCTGTTGCCATTTTGATAACCTCCTTATAATGTTGTTGACGGAACACCCGACCACGGCAATGTCAATCCGTTTACCATTCTTCAGGTATCCATCCTTAATGATTCCAATTTTCTCCATCCCGATTGATTCACTATACATCATTGTCGAGATAGAAATAACCGGAATTTTTGATATAAATCGTTCAATTACAGTGTTCTCCTTAACCCACCTGGCGGCGCTCAGCGTGTTTCGCATCACGTTTTTTTTGTCGGTCGTGAGAAGATGCGCCTCATATAAAATTGAGTTCACGCATGACAGGACAAACGCAGTGCGTTCAGACGACATTAAGACGATTACGGAAGGGCACGTCAGTAAATGCTTAGCCACATCGAACATGCTCCCGCTGTGATCGTCCGTGATCTTTTCTTTTTTCGCATCAAGCAGCCCGTAAAACCACTCAAAGTTTTTCAGCGTGCATTTCAATTTTTGTGGCTCCTGTTATTTCAGTTGGTCTTTTTAACTCTACCAAATTTATCAAGCATCGGGGCTATCAAATTTATCAAGCATCGAGGCACTATCCCCGGCTGATTCATCAAACATCGAGACATCATACCCGGTTAATTCATCAAGCATCGAGGAATCATACCCAATTCCCGGTTAATGCATCACATGCCGGGATAATATACCGGGAGACCATACGTGTCATAATATAACGGGGCACTATGCCCGGCTGATTCATCCGAGGCACTATGCCCGGCTGATTCATCCGAGGCACTATGCCCGGCTGATTCATCAAACATCGAGACATCATACCCGGCTAATTCAGCAACGAGGGCCATGTTCTGCGTGGTATAATCGTTCAGCTCGTTCAGCATAGTCGTTTTCGTCTCCGTATTGAGCTCCGGAGATGTCAGGATGTTTGTCCTTTCAGTCATATTCTGCTGTGCCAGGAGTCGAAGGCTCTCCGACGTGCTTGCTTTTAAATCGGCATCTATGTTCATTTGGCCGAGGGCCTCGTTGTATTCAAAAAGCTGAGACTGCATTTGGGTATCATAATTAAATGCCTGCTCTTTTTGCCTGAGGATGTCGGCCGCATTCGCTTCCTGAAGAGCGGTGTCATATTTAAATGCCTGCTCTTTTTGCCTGAGGATGTCGGCCGCGTTCGCGTTCTGAAGAGCGGTGTTATATTTATATGCCTGCTTGTTTTGCTCGAGGATGTCGGCCGCGTTCGCGTTCTGAAGAGCGAGGTCATATTCATATGCCTGCTCTCTTTGCTTGAGGGTGTTAGCCGCACTCGCGTTCTGAAGAGCGGCATTATAATTAAATGCCTGCTCGTTTTGCCTGAAGGCGTTGGCCGTGCTCGCATCCTGAGCCGCAATCGGAAAAGCTGATTCAATAGCAGCCTTCTCCCCTGTTCCAGCCGCAATACTGGTGTTTAACAAGCCCCTTTGGTTTGACGCTTCAGCCGCATTTGCTCTGGCCGTTTTAATATATGGGTTGTCTTTGCTCAACAAGTTGTTGAGGCGGCCCTCAACGGTGTCAACATTAAAAGGCGCCTGGTTTTTTGTATCAACCGCTATCGGAACGACAGGTTTAGGCGCAATCCTGGCCGCAGGGGACGTTCGGTTTGATAAAAGACCGCGGACGCCTGGTTTTTTTAAATCGTTTATTGTCCATGCCATCAGGTGGCCTCCTTTTTTCTAACTTCACAAATCGACTATTTCCTGCCTCGAAACGTTTGTCAATTTTTTTTATATAGGAAACTATCGTTGTGAACACTCCCCCACCTATCAAAGATAGGATTGGGGACTTCTTGGGATTAGATTAAAAAAAACATTAAGTTTCCAATCAACATCTTTGCTCTTCTCAAAAATCTTCAATGCCTATTATTCCGTTCGGCATAATTTATTCTCTAACGCAATCGCTTCACTTACATACATTCCCCAATCCATGGAATAAATATCAATAGTTCTGTTAGTTCTGTATATTCCTCAGTAACAGCAGAATAAGCATCACTATATCCCCCAAAACTTAACCCAGCAGTTTGTGTCCCACAACCTGCTAAATAGTTTCTCGCTGTTACTAGATTACCACCAGCTAACCAATTTGTGCCATCATATTCCTCAGTAACAACAGAATTAGCGCCAGTATATCCCCCAAAACTTAACCCAGCAGCTTGTGTTCCACAACCTGCTAAAGAATATCTTGCTGTTGCTAGATTACCACCAGCTGACCAATTTGTGCCATCATATTCCTCAGTAACAGCAGAATAAGCATCACTATATCCCCCAAAACTTAACCCAGCAGCTTGTGTTCCACAACCTGCTAAACCACGTCTTGCTGTGGCTAAATTACCACCCGATGACCAATTTGTGCCATCATATTCTTCAGTAACAGCAGAATTAGCGCTAGTATATCCCCCAAAACTTAACCCAGCAGCTTGTGTTCCACAACCTGCTAAAGTATGTCTTGCTGTTGCTATATTACCACCAACTGACCAATTTGTGCCATCATATTCCTCAGTAACAGCAGAATTAGCATCACTATACCCCCCAAAACTTAACCCAGCAGTTTGTGTCCCGCAACCAGCTAAAAGTCTTCTTGCTGTTGCTAGATTACCACCAGCTGACCAAGTTGCTCCATCATATTCCTCGGTAACAGCAGAATTAGCGCCAGTATATCCCCCAAAACTTAACCCAGCAGCTTGTGTTCCACAACCTGCTAAACGGCTTCTCGCTGTTGCTAAATTACCACCCGATGACCAAGTTCCCATCGTTTATTTCCCTGATAATTTCGTAAATTTCTTTTTCTTCTCTGTTAATTCACCCTTAAGTAATAATATTTCAGTTTTCAGGCTTGTCAGTTCAATAATTTTTATTTCGCTCATTGTCTCGTCTCCTGGAGGAGCGAAGCGGAAACCCTCGCCTTCAGGCGAGTCGCTTTAGCGCTTTTCCTCTTGACAAATATATTTAATGTGCTTATTATATGAACATGAAGCTTGTAAGAACCATAAAGCTTAAACTTAATATCCCGGTAGAAAGCATCAAACCAACGTTGGACGCCTACACAAAGGCTTTTAATTTTGTTTGTCAAGTAGGATGGAATGACAGCGATTCTAATGGGGTTTCTCTGCACAACAAAACCTATCTTAAAACAAGAGAATATCTTCCGTCCCAGCTTGCTGTATCTGCCCGAATGAAAGCTACTGAAGCCATTAAGGCCGTTAAAGCAAAATTGAAAAAGAAACAAAAGGCGACCTGCCCACAAAGCAAGCAATGTTCTGTTCGTTATGATGCTCGAAGTTTCAATGTTTGGTTTGAACGAAACGAGCTTTCTCTGCTTACTATCGAAGGAAGAATCAAAATCCCTGTCTCTGTTCCTGAATGTTTTCGACAATATCTTACATGGAAACGATGTTCCGCTGACCTGTTTATCAGAAAGAATAAAGTTTTTCTGAATATAGTTTTCAGTAAGGAGGTTTCCGATTCGGAACTCTCCGGCGATGTTGTCGGCGTTGACAGGGGGATTAAGAAGATTGCAGTTACCTCTGAAAATCAATTCTTTGGCGGCGGTCAAATTAAAAGAGTTTCCAGGCGTTACGAAAAGATTAGAAGTGTTTTGCAATCTTGTGGCAGCAAATCGGCTAAAAGACACCTTCAAAAAATATCTAAGAAGGAGAACCGCTTCAGAACTGATACTAACCACGCGATAACAAAGCAAATTGTAGAATCTCTTGATAACGGAACGGTAATTGCCCTTGAGAATTTGTCTGGGATCAGGCAAACTGTAAGGCTTCGTAAAAAGCAACGTAAAGAGTTGCATAAATGGAACTTCTTCCAATTTGAGCAATTCCTTGCTTACAAAGCTGAGGCCAGAGGGATGAAGGTCAAGTATGTTGATGCTCGTTATACCAGCCAGAAATGTTCCGCTTGCGGCTACATCTCCCGTTCCAACCGTCAATCTCAAACTATCTTTAAATGTAAACATTGTGGTTTCTTTCTCAATGCTGATTTAAACGCAAGCCGGAATATCCGGCAAAATTACTTGGACGCTACATGCTATCCAGGTAGGGTTTTGGTCAATAAACCTATCGCAGGGAGTCGGCTTCAGCCGACTTACTTGCAAACTATCGGCTTATAGCCGATTAGTAATTGATGGGTGATAAATCCTTTATTAGTATCTGTTTTTTCACTTAATTTAATGTATGCCACCATTCCCGCCTTTCTTTCTCATCACTATCCTGGTAGATGTTTTTTCCAAACCCAATATATTTCGAGCATCCGCTATCGCTGTTCCATTATTTACAAGTGAAGCTTCCATTTGATATCGCATTCTCATTGCCTCCAACTGATGAGTATCAACATTATTCACTCCGTATTTCATAAAAGGCGTTAATTCCTTTTTGATTGCCGACCATTCAAGTATCTCTCGAAGCCGATCTCCAGCAGTACATTCCATATTTTTACCAATAAAAAGTTTTTTCTCAATTTCAATTTGCAATAATTCTTGTTTTAAAAAATCAGCTTCCTCCAAAATATCCCGTTTCAATATCTCAATTTCTATCTTATTCTTACGATATTCATAAGACAGCATGACCAATTCTTGGAACATGACATTTTGTTCTCTAACTGCCTGCCAATATTTCGAATCTGGAGTTGGATGTTTAATATCATTTAAAACCGACACTTCCATTTCCGTTCTGGTACGAAATATCTGCGCTGTTTTCCAAGTATGAGAAAGTTCTTCTTTAAAGTCTATAAGTTTTTGGTAATCGGCATCTGCAAAAATTAAAGAGCCCTTAATTATTTCTAAGGCGTCTATTGTTGCATTTAATTTTTTTTTCATTTTTTTACTTTCACAGTATAGTTTGTTAAATTATATCCTCACAAAATCAATTTGAATCGCCAGTTGTGTTACGGCGTCTGCTGTGCTTACAATCATAATCTCAAGTTTATCCCCAACAGCAAAATTTTCATTCTGAACAGCGCCGCCATCCATCCATTCATCGGCGCTTGTCAAAGAAAGTGCGGAAGCAAGCAGGTTGAGATTTCCATTTTTCCTTGCGTTCACAGTAGCTCCTGTGCCGCCAACCCTATATCCCTTCACATATTTTACAACACAGGCAAAGGAAGTTCTCCACACAATGATATTTAAAGTCGCATTCGCTATCCCATCAGCTTTATACAGAGTGCCGCCTCTTGAGAAGTTCGGAGAACCCACAAACCTGTTTACTGTTCCATCTCCTATAAACAAATCATGCGTATCTGTACACCAACCAGGCTCGCCCGCAGCAAGAGTTGGCAACGAAGTTTTTACTCCACGCTTAATTTTCAAGGTATTCGGCATTTATTTTCCCTACTTTTTTGCTTAACTTTCATTTTCTTTTCTTTTTTCTGTCTTAACATTCCGGCTTCTTTCCTGAGTTCATCCCTTTCAAGAACTACCCCGTGAAGTTTGTCTTCAAGAGAAACAGTGTATTCATGTTTTGCGGTTTGAAATTCTAAAAGTTTTGTTTCCAAACCCTTCACATGAACTTGCAAATTAGAAATAGTCTTTTCATGTTGAACTTTTAATTCATTGATAGTTTGTTCAATAGACATTTTCTGGGATTGGAATTCCAATGATTGCTCTTCAAGACCGGCAATTTTTTTCTTTTGAAAATCGAGAATTCTTGCCTGAAGCTTATTTTCTACTACTTTCTCGCCTATTAGCAAGACAAGGTCATCAATGGTAAAACTTATTGAAGTTTCATTTTGTTTCTTACCAGAAGTCTTTACATTTTCAAACATTACAATCTCCTATCAAGCGTTAAAATGTGCCTCCATCTATTACGCTTGAAGAATTTAATAATGTATTTACGCCCGCGCCGTGGATTCCGGTTTCTGCCGCATTATGATCAAAAGCCCAATCAGAATTAGGAGCTTTATTTG